ATCATAGGAAGTACCATCAGAGGAACTACCATCACATGCAGTACCATGGTAGGCCAGGCAATTACTGTCAGTACGATTTCAGCATTAAGTACGCTTGTAGTAGGTGCATCATTTTTTACAACAAGTACAAATTACACCTACCCAGCAGGAACATCTACCATCATATCTTCCATGTTAATTGTAAGTGGTAACACTTTATGGAAAATCCCAGTAGAATTTTTTTCTACTATCACCGTCTGAGTACTATATCATACATAACATATGATAATACCATACTATATAGGGTATTATCATAATATGAGTATGAATGATACGATAAAAAATCGGATGCCATAAGATGGCATATGCGCAAACAAATCCATTCTTAAATATCCGGACCAATCAACAGGATGCCAGCTGGTGGAGGATTATTACAACTTGTTGCCACAGGAAAGCAAGATTTATTTTTAACGGGAAACCCCCAAATTAGTTTTTTTAAAATGGTATATCGCCGTCATACCAATTTTGCAGTGGAATCGCAAGCTATGTATTTTGACGGTACGCCCAATTTTGGACAACGAATCACATGTTTGATTCCTCGTCGTGGTGACCTATTAGGAAAAGTCTACCTGGATATTACATTACCGCAAATTAAAGATACTTCGGGCAATGTACTATCGTATACCAATTCCATTGGACATGCACTCATTCAAGAAATTACATTTGAAGTGGGTGAACAAGAAATTGATAGACAAACCGGCGAATGGATGGAAGTCTGGACACAATTAAGCACCCCCGCATCACAACGGGATGCTCTTAATGAAATGATTGGTCGTGTAGAACCCTATAATCCGCCAAATCTGATTCCTGGCCCACAATCCGAAGGATTACGACTATTGATTCCACTCCAATTCTATTTTTGCAACAATCCTGGTTTATCCATTCCACTCATTGCACTGCAGTATAGTCCCGTTCGTATTAATATTACGTTACGGCCCTTACAACAGCTATTTTGGATTCCACCACCACTGGTTCAAGTGGATTGGGTGCCCGCATGTTCTACTTCGGTAGACTGTACCTCACAGATTGTGAATATGATGTTGTGGGGTGATTATGTCTATTTGGACGTGGAGGAACGACGTACGTTTGTCAGCGCATCGCACGAATACATTATTGAGCAAGTTCAATATACGCCGCCTTATGCCATTACGGCTCAACAAACCACCGCCACCATTTCAGTGGAGTTTAATCATCCGATAAAGGAATTTATTTTTGTGGCACAACGAAACGAAATGATGAATCGCAATGAATGGTTTAATTATAGCAATTTGGCAATTGGTCAACCCATACCCGCCCTGGTCCAGCCTTATATGAATTCTAATGCACCTGCGGGGCGAATGGATTTAATTTCCACTGCCAAGTTACAATTGGATGGGTATGACCGATTTGCAGCACGAGGCCCACAATATTTTCGCTTAGAACAGCCATATGATCATCACACGACGACTCCGGTCAATTCCTTTATTTATAATTACTGTTTTGCATTTCGCCCCGAAGATGTACAGCCAACAGGAACCATGAATGCCAGTCGTATTGATAGCATTGTATGGCAAATCCAGATGAACCCCGTTCTCAGTAATCCATTGATGCCAACGTCAGAACAACGTGGTAACTGTCATATTGTTGTATACGGACACAATTATAATGTATTTCGTGTGATTAACGGTTTTGGCGGTCTGCTCTTCACCATTTAAATATGAGGATAACAAAGGGTAAAAAAGTCACAGTAGAGAGTAATGGGAACGACCGTCTCCAATCTTAAATTTTGGGAAGACATTCCATCCCTATTTGATAGGGGAGAAGAGGGTAATACAGATAGTGTCTATTTATCCTATAATGTATTTCTTGGATTAACTATTTTAGGAGGATATTTTGCATTGGACCATTTATATTTACGTTCTCCTGTTACATTTTTAGCAAAATTTATTGTGAATATGCTTTGTTTTGGTGTATGGTATTGGTATGATGTCTTACAAGGAGTATGGAATAGTGATGTTGTAAAATTATATGGTCTGTCCGTGCCTGTATTGGGTCCAAAAGGAATTGGAGCAGGTGTGTTGGTGAAAGAAAAACCGAGTAAAATGCATTGGAACTTCTTACTTTATTCATTATGCCTCCTCGGTGGAGGCATGTTTGGTCTAGATTCCTTTTTGGTAGGAGACAATCGCTCTGGATTAATTCGCTTGTTGTCACTCATTAGTGTGATTGGTGCACCGATTGCCCTTGCATGGTGGGCATATTACCTATTCTGTTTTTTTACAGATACCGAATACACCATTAATTCTAATCCAGAATTTTTTGGAAGAGCGGCGGGTTCGTTTACTTCACGACTCTTGTCCTTTATTCCAGCCTTCTTAGTACCCATTATTGAATCAATAATGGGACCCATTACTGCAGCCACCCAAACAGTAAACAAAACCCTAGAATTAGGTCAACTGGCGGTAAACAAGATACCTGAAACGGTTAAGGTATTCAAGGGGCTCATTGATGCAAGCAGTCAGATTGGTGCCATTACACCACTCTCCTCCTTGGCAACGCCTGAAGCCTTGCAAGCCGCATCCACGACACAACGCGCAAAAATGGTTGGTGGATCACTAATGGGATTGGGTGAAACGGTGTTAACCAGTGCCGCACTGGGTGGAAGTGAAGCATCCGATAGCTTAAACGCTCTGCCCTATACATTACTAGGTACAGTTATTCTCATTTCTATCGCAGGATTTGTGGTGACGTATTATAGAGCTAAAAAGAATGCCCAACCCCAATATGATGATTCCCCTCCCGAGCCAGGAGTTCTTCGAAAGCCTGATCAAGAAAAACCCAAACGTACCGCATGACCCGATTGTGATCATTAAATTTACGGCAACCTGGTGCGGCCCTTGCAAGCGTATTGATACAGATTATCTACTTAGCCTAAGTGATAAAATTAAATGGTATGAATGCGATTTGGATGAAAATGATTATACCCCAGGATACTGTGGTGTAAAATCCATTCCCTGCTTCTTGGCGATTGTCAATGGCGCGCCACAACCACTCTTTCAGAGTTCGGATACGATGAAGGTAGCCGAGTGGATGAAACGGGGTTTTAAGGCATAAGACGCTTCTCCTTATATATTCTTTAATATCATTGCAAACACAATGATATTAACGTATCATATATCAACATGATGTTAATACTGTTGACCATCTCCGTGTTCATTATTATAATAAAAACATATATCACTAACATATACACTATTGGTATATTCTAATACTCTTAACCAACAATCATAATCTTCTCCTTTATTAATATATTTCATATGATGTATGGTATCTAATATTGTTTTTTTTATTACAACAGAACTACATATGATACAATTATGAATTTTTAAAAAATCTAGATTCCATATGGTTGGAAACCCATTATCTAATGCATTACTGCCGTTCCTTTTATAAATATCTTGTAACAATCCATAATAATATTCGGCATTATATTTTTTATATAATGTTGTAGAATCAAATATACCATTTCCAATCAACCCATCTGTGGAAGACATGTCACAACCGGTTTCTTGCATTGCTTTCATTTGAAGGGTCAGTTTATTTGGAAACCATATATCATCATCATCGCAAAAAGCAATATAGGTACCTGATGCGACTTCCATGCCCTTATTTCTAACAAAAGCCGCACAGCCATACCCAAATCGTTCCTTACTACTTTTTTCTAGATGAATGATGTTGATATCATTTGTTTTCCAGTCGTATTCATAATATTCACGTTGTGTTGATTGATCATTTACTACAATTATTTCAATGTTTGAATACGTTTGTTCCTTTATAGATTGTATGGTATGTAATAAATACTTGAATCTATTATAGGTTGGAATGATTACACTGACTTTATCCATTCTATTATTTGCCATTTAATTTGCAAATTGCAATCGGCCGCGTCCTCCTGTCACTTCATACACATCCCATCCCTCGGTAAAAACACGGCATTCGGATAGTCGTCGTGTCAGTGTAGGATTGGAATTAATATTAGCCAACTCTACATACAATGTGGGTCTATCTGCTGTCGTAAAATTAACGGTTCCTTCTGGTGTTCGTTCGGCAGGATAGACCGTGCCATATCGTTCTCCCAGTGACCAACGCATGCTACCCAGCCCTTTCCCATTTGCTTTTTCATCTTTTGCCAATTGTGTAAGTTGTTGCCACAAGTAGGGCTCATTCAATAGCTCACGATCTTTACCAGCAATGACTAGTTTAATATTATAATAAAATGCACCATAAGGGGTGGTATAAGGTTGATTTTCGGTCGGCGCATGGGTTTCAAAATACTCATTTTCAAAATTGTCTAGCCGATTATTATCCAGCGAATTTTGATTACGAAAAAACCAGAAAATTCGCTCGGTTGGATGACGGCCGTCTAAGCGTCGTGTCACAGCTGCCGTTCCTCCCTTGTCCAAAGGAATATAATCTAGTTCACCAAATGTAAAATTATTTTCAAATTGTCGGCGAAAAGGAATCTCAATATGGGTCGCGCGAAGTTCCGCTTGCACATCAGGTGGCACATAATGCTGAACGGTTGATAATAAAATAGTGGGCTGCCCCATTTGTGCAACGGATAGCGGAGAAAATGTGTAAGGTGTGCCATCAGGAAAGGTATAGGTAAAAGAGGGTACATTCCATGGCGCAGGTTTAAACACAGTAGAATCGCTACACACCACCAAATCTTCTAGTTTACGCAAGGTGCACTTAATACGCAATTTCTGCCAGGTCATAGCTAATAAAGGAAGTCCCGCATCGCCAGGACATTGCATGCCAGGAAGAGGTAATACAATGCGCAAATGCCCAGGAGTGGCGCGAAGCTGAATGCCGCGATCCGTCGGTAGATTGGTATACGAATTAATCGTTTCACCTAGACCGCCCACGGTTTGCTGAAGAAAACTGCTTGTCCATGAACCCTCTGTTAACTGTTTGGCTAAAAGCCCATCACCACTCCAATCCTGTAGTAAGAACTGGTCCTGATAGAACTGGATGCGTTCAAAGAGAAAATAGCCAATATAATTCACATATCCATACGATAAATGGGCCTGATCATTGGTAGTAATGGGATACAAGCCATTCGTAGTAGAAGGTGGTCCTGGCTGCCTTGTAGGAAGATAAGGTAAGGGTGGCAACCATGTTGGTAGATCAATTTCTAGTGCACATTCGGTCATAATATCGCCATAGGGATCAATTTCTACTTCAAAGGTGTTGCCAAATGTTGTCCCATTCAGTGGTACTTGGGTTCGTCGCTCAGCAAGATGATGAATACTACTTTGATAACGTGCATCGTAAGGAAATTTACTTTCTTTTGCATCTTTTACAAAATAGGTGTCCTTTACACCACGAGCTACCAATTCAAATAGTGCACCTTGGCCACTAGATTGATTAATGGTAGTCATTCTAGTAACTTGATTCTAATATTATTTTATACTCTTATTTGTGTATAAAATAAGATAATAGGTTATACATGTTATTTCATCAAATGACGCAACAATGCAGTAAGAAAGCCAGATAAAAAGGAAATGCCAAGGGCCATGGGAATGTTAAAACGATAGCTAAGAATGATAAAGATGGCAAAGGAGGAGACAAGTGCAATGAGTAGAGTCGTTTCAATACTACGCACGGTTGTGCGCGCAATATCACGTTTTGTCATTTTGGAAAGAACCAGTCGCATAAGGGACGCCGTAATGAAAGAAACAATCACCATTACCATTAAGACGCTGGCCCATGGGAGAGAATAGGAGATGGCCGCAATATAAACGGCAACAATATTAAACAAGGAAATAGAAAGAGATTCCAGAAGAAGTAGCGTATTTTGATCCATGGTTTCTATTATAACAGTACAAATTTGATATGTAGTGATAGCAATAAAAAGGTAACATGGTACAACTAGTGATTGTAGAATCGCCTGCAAAGTGTCAGAAAATCCAAGGATTTCTTGGTGCAGGATGGCGTGTTATTGCCAGCATGGGACACATTCGTGCACTGAAACATGAGTTAGACGCAGTAGGAATCCATAAGAATTTTGAGCCGAGTTATGAATTTAGTAAAACCACGGCAAAAGCTATCAAACAAATCAAGGAGGAAGCGGTACATGCGACCGAAATCTACTTGGCAGCGGATGATGACCGTGAAGGGGAAAGTATTGCGTATTCGGTTTGTCTTCTACTAAA